GCAGTTGCACCAGCCAAAGCAGGTTTATTTGATAGTAATTGTAAAAAAATCATCTTAACCACCGACCAAGACTTAATCAAAGATGGTGTTCAAGCTATTGATGATACTTTATTAGAATGGTTTGTAAAGAATCCAAGTTGTGAGAAAGTTGAGGTTGAAGAAGTAAAATGCACAGGGCAATGTTGGAAATTTATTGAATCTGATTACGAAGAAACTTGTTTAAGTGGTTGCGAAAAATTAGAATACAAAATCTTCATTCCACAAGGAGAAGATAAACAAGAAACACTTGAAGAAGCAGCAGAAAAACAATGGGGAAAGTTAGCCATAATTAATGATAGAGCTGCCGTTATAGCGTTTAAAGCAGGTGCTAAATGGCAATCTGAAAGAATGTATAGTGAAGAAGATATGCATAAAGCATATTGTGCAGGTAGTGACTTTGATATGTCTTGTTTAAAAGACGAACAATATTATATGTTTAAAAAATGGTTTGAACAATATAAAAAGAAATAACATGGAACAAGAAACAATTGAAGAAGCCGCTAAAAGAATATATCCAATTAATATTGTAGTGGATTATGATACAAATGAAGATATAAGAAATATTTGGATTGAAGGTGCTAAATGGCAAGCAGAGAGAATGTATAGTGAAGAAGAAGTTTATAAATTACTATTAAAACATCAATCTGATTATAGAAGCTCTGTAAGAAATTCATATCCGTTAACTTGGAGTTTTGATATTAAAACCTGGTTTGACCAAAATAAAAAGAAATCGGTTGTTTAATTGAAATAAATATCTTATCTTTAAGTATAATAATAAAAGAAAATGAACAAAGAATTTATACCTTACGAACAAGCATTAGCTTTAAAAGAATTGAGTTTTGATGAACCTTGTTTTAAAGGTTATACTGAAGAATATAAAACTCTTATTGCTTTTAGTAACACTCATACAAACACAAGTGTCAGAAACACTTTACCAACTAAACCTTTTACTGCACCGCTTTATCAACAAGCATTTAGATGGTTTAGAGAGAAGTATGGATTATTTGTAGCTCCAAATGCTATTTCATATGAAAATGGTCCTTATTTATGGTTTTTTGAAGTAAACTCCACAATATTATCATTTGGAATTGATTTAGGAGAAACTGATGATTTTGAAAATTACGAAGAAGCAGAACTTGCATGTTTAATTAAATTAATTGAAATAGTAAAAAATAAATAATATGAACAAAGAATTTATACCATACGAACAAGCATTAGCTTTAAAAAAGTTAGGGTTTGATGAGCCTTGTTTTGGGGCTTTTATTGGTAAAGAATTTAAGTTTTTTGATTTTTCAAATGATTTAAATGGCTACGTTAATGATAAAAATCTAATAATTGGCGCACCACTTTACCAACAAGCATTTAGATGGTTTAGAGAGAAGTATGATTTATTTGGAGTTGTAGAAGGAAAAGGATATGACTACAAAAGATATTACGTTTATAGTATTAATGGTAAATGGCATCCATCTCAACCTGTGTTAGATACATACGAAGAAGCAGAACTCGCTTGTTTAATTAAATTAATAGAAATTGTAAAAAATAATGAATAAAGAATTTATACCTTACGAACAAGCATTAGCTTTAAAAGAATTAGGGTTTGATGAGCCTTGTTTTGGATACTATCCTAACAACGAGTTTCAATTTTTTGCTGACGTAAGAAGTTGCAATACTAATTCAGAATTTGGTTTTTACCCGACTGCACCAACCTACTCACAAGCCTTTCAATGGTTTAGAGAGAAGTATAATCTGATACCCGCTATGCAATCTATAGTAGATGAAAAGGTAGGGCTTAGATTTTACTATTCAATAGAAAAATATGGCGATAATTGGGAGGATATAGTACCAAATAGTGAGCTATATACTAAGTATGGAAAAGCAGAACTTGCTTGTTTAATTAAATTAATAGAAATAGTAAAAAATAAATGAAAACAATAACATTCCAAATATCAAATGAGGCTTTTGAACTATTACAAAAAATAGGTAATGGTACTGCTGAATATCGTGACACTGAATATAATACATTAGAGGATTTTAAAAATTCTGACAAATATAAAACAGGTTTAAGAACTGAAGAATGGTTTTTAAATAGAAATTTTAATGGTACTTACCATTTGATTGATGAATTGTCGAGTTATGGATTAGTAGATTCAGATAGAATGAGTTGGCATCTTACTTATATATTAACGGATTTAGGTAAACAAGCATTAAAACAAATAAAATGAAAAGACCGAATAAATATGGAAAATAATAATAGTGTTTGCTACATAGCAAAAATTGATGAAATTAAAGTAATACCCGGAGCAGATAATATCGAGCAAGCAGTTATCGGCGGATGGAATTGTATTATTCAAAAGAACCAATACGCCGAAGGTGATTTAGTTATAGTTGCAACAACCGATGCAGTTATACCTCAGGAATTATCAGATGCAATGAACGTAACTAATTACTTACGTAAAGGTGGGCGTGTGCGTACTGTTAAATTAAGAGGTGTTTATTCTGAGTGTTTGATTATCCCTTTAAAATATATTCCATTTATGGAAAACTATTATGAAGGTAAGGATATGATGTATGCAATGAATATTTATAAATACGAACCACCTGCAATACAAGTACAATTAGCTTCAGGTCGTAAAGTTAAGTACCATCAAAATCCAAACTTTACAGTATACTATAAGTTCCCTAACTTTAAAAACGTTAAAGGAATGTTTACTGAAGAAGATGAGGTTCAAATCACTCGTAAACTTCATGGTACTAATGCTCGTTATGGTATTGTAAAGAAAAGAAATTTATCTTTATGGGATAAGGTTAAAAAATTCTTTGGTATTGCAGATCAGTGGATTGAATACGAATACGTATATGGGTCTCATAACGTAGAAAAAGGGTCAGATTCGCAAGGGTTTTATGATACCGATGTGTGGAGAACAATAGCCGAAAGCTATGATATTAAAAATAAATTATGGTCATATGCTAAAACATATGGTCCCGATGTTATTGGAAGCGGAATTATATTGTATGGTGAAATTTGCGGCCCTGGTATTCAAAAGAACTATGATTATGGTTTAAATAAAATAGAATTCCTAGGATTTGACTTTGTTGAAAATGGTAAGTATTTAGACACTTGGTCTACTGCTCACGTTATTGTTGATAGACTTAATTTACCTCATGTACCTGAACTATATGTTGGTATGTGGTCTCAAGAAATACAAGATAAATATACATTTAATAATTTTATTGAAGGCTCTAAAGTGCCTCAAGAAGGTATCGTTATTAAAGATGTAAGTGGCGAGCGTAGTAAGATAGCGAAGGTAATTAACCCGGACTACCTAATATACGGCGAAAAGCATAATGTAGGAGATAGTCATTAAGATGATAAAGCAATCGTTCGTTAACGCTCATAATATACACTTATATATTAAGGTTCCTGATCATTTATGGTATACTGCTACACATTATACGCACGTACCTAGTAAAGACCCAGAATATCCTTATTTTGCAAACGAACAGCGATATGGATGGATGGATGTTGTTTATTTAACTGACCCTATTATAGACGCATCTGGCGGATTTCGTGACCCAGAATGGATCTATATATTAGTTAATAAATCTATGCCTGGTATGGTTAAAATTGGACTAACTACAACATCTGTTACGCAGCGTGTTAAAGAAATAAACAGTGCTACTGGCGTTCCTACTCCTTGGCTCTCTGTTTACCAATTTAAATGTTATGGTTCTAGATATTTAGAAAAAGAAGTTCATGAATATTTGTCTACTTATAGGGTAGCATCTAATCGAGAAATGTTTGCTGTCACATCGACACATGCCCAAGAAGTTATTGAAAAGTTAGGCGACCCGTATACAAATATTTTTTATGATGAACAAATAAAATCTAAAAAAGATTTGGAAATTTAAAATGTTTTAATTATCTTTATGATATGGAAATAATTAGATATTGCAGTATATGTAATGAACGTATACCTCAGGGAAGATTAAAAGCTATCCCTTCAACTAAAACTTGCACTAATCATAGTAATGAGTTTAGATATGCAGGGAGAATGGTTATACATCATAAAACAGGCAATGAAATTGAAATCTACAGAGATAAAAATATTGCTAAAGAAATGTTTAGATTAGATAGCACTAAAGGAAGATAAAAATATGAAAAATACAACAACAAGTAAAAATCCGGTTACTAACACTAGTAAGCCAAAAATCGCAGAGCCTGGTCAATTTCAAACAGATTACCAAGGTCGTATTATTAACAACAGATGCCATGGTATAGATGCTTCTGCATATTCTTTTGAAACGTTATATAAAAAGACGCCGGAAGAAAAAATAATGCTGAAAAAAGAAATTTCTAAGTACAATCAAATTATGAAAATGTATTATGGAGATAATTGGAGATCGCGTAAAGGAAGAAGTAAAGTGACCAATGTGCCAGTTAGCATTAATAAACAAACAGGTAAATTCGAATTAATCAATTAATCAATAAATTATGTTTTATACAGCAAAAGTAGTTGTCGAGTTTGACACAGACAACGGAAAGACAAAAAAAGTAAGCGAAACTTATTTAGTTCAAGCAACTTCAGTGACTCATGCAGAGTCTATTGTTCACAGAGAATTTTCTAAAGAACAAAGAGATTTTGAAGTTAAATCAGTAACGCAATCTAGATATATAGATGTATTCTTTGTAAATTCTCAAAAAAATACTTCTAATACATTAAATACTGAAGACTAATGGCCAAAGTAAGGAAAAATCATTATCGAGTAGGCCAGACAATTTGTTTTATTTGGTCCGGAGTTAAAAAATTAGGCTCTATAGAAGAGCGCAGACCAAAGAACAAAAAAATATTTTATAATGTTCGAGGTGAAGATGGCAAGTTATATGAAAATCTGTATGTAGATGATTCTATGATCGCAGCAATATTATCATTAGAAACTAAAATTGTTGAAGCATCATTTAAAAAGAAATTAGGAAAAAAAGCTGAAGTGCTTGAAGTTCCTGAAGAATTTGAAAGTTTAGATGACGTAACAGAATAATTATGTACCTAGGGGGTGAATGGAATAGATTGGAGACAGAACGAATAGTAATCATGCAGTAGATGATATTGACCTACTTAAAAAACATATCAAGCTTTAACAGGCAAAAACAATACCATTAGCAACGAGTCTAGGACTTTCGCTAATAACACTTTAGCTAGAATCATTTCATTAGTAAATGAAGAAGTAGCTATAGCTGCATAGTTTATAGTCTTAGTTTACTTGTATCAATAGACTTAAAACAGCAGGAAACAAGTTGGTGGAGAGTTAGCCTTTATCGGTTGGCCCTACTTGAGTATTACAAGTTATAGAAATACAAACCAAGCATGTAGTAAAGTTATTATTAAGTTATCTAGCAAGACAGGGGTTCGAATCCCCTCACCTCCACCAAGTAAAAAGTTTTTTAAATATCAATAAATAATTTATAAAATTTGGTATTTTGAAAAATTTATTATATATTTATATTAGAAGTTGAAATTGATATTTAAAGATTCAATCTCAAACATATATATTGCGGGCGGGTGGTAAGGTATCACATGAGTCTCATAAGCTCATCAAACATGGTTCGATTCCATGGCGGCGCAACAATTTTAAAAAAATTCAATTAAAAACAAAAGTTACGAGATATATATTATTATATGACACTGAGAAATATACATACATCATCATGCGGATTTAAATATCCCGTTAGCGGCCAAGAATTTTGGGCGCCGATTAATGATATGTATAAAAGTATTTCCGAAAATCATATATAATTAAGATTATTAAAAAATAGATTAAATCTTATAAATTTATATAAACCTCGGACATTAAATCCGGGGTTTTTTATTGTATATATGGGCTATCTTTAATCGTATTTGGACTTATATTAGTTATATGATATAATATACCTAAAAGAAATAAAGAGCGTATATGATCATTTAAATAGGTATAAAAATAAATAAAAAAAGGTTGGATATTTGAAAAGAATCTCTTATCTTTAAGTATAATAAAAAATAAGCGGCTGGAGCAGGTGAGGTGTATTGCGCTGGTCTGAAAAACCAGAGAAATTGGGTCAGTACCAATCGGCCGCACAAAAAAATAAGTGGATATGGTGTTAACGGTAGCATCACGGTCTCCAAAACCGCAGGTCAGGGTTCGAATCCTTGTATCCATGCAAAAAAATCGTTTAAGCGATAGGAAATCGCAGGTAGGTTAAGCGATTCCTATCAAAAATGAGGTGTAGCTCAGAGGCAGAGCGCTGACCTGTTAAGTCAGATGACGAGATTTCGAAATTCTCCACCTCAGCAATAAAAATAAGGGACGATGCCCAGGGCAGGTCAGACGGTCTGTAAAACCGAACTGCATAGTGATCGTGACACTTCCGTCCCACAAAAAAAATAAAAATGAAACGAAAACCACTATAAGGTGCTAATAACTAGGTTATGAAGCATCACAAAAACAAAATTGTATGCCTTCGTAGCTTAAGAGGAAGAGCACCTAGCTTTTAACTAGGGTAGTGGGGTTTCGAGTACCTCCGGGGGCACAAGTTCATTTATTGATTTTTAACATATTGTAAATTATTAGGTCTCGTGGTCTAGTGGCTTAGGATACATGACTGTCTATCATGGGGTGAGGGTTCGATTCCCTTCGAGACCGCCAAAAAATATAGAGTAGTAGCCTAATTGGTCGAGGCACTTCATTTGGGATGAAGACGATGTCGGTTCGAGTCCGGTCTACTCTACAAAATGGCCAAATGCCTGAGTAAATATTATATGAAATAGTATAAGGCGGCCGCCATGCGGGTATAGCACAATGGTTAGTGCTCTGGTCTTCCAAACCTGAGATCTCAGTTCGAGTCTGAGTATCCGCTCAAAATGGGCTGCCATGTTCCAAGGCTTCGGCGATTCTCCTTTGCACGGAGAGTGTGTAGGGTTCGATTCCCTAGCGGTCCACAAAAAATGCCGAGTTGGTAGAGTTGGTTTCTTACGGGGCTCTCATAAGGCTCAGACATAGGTTCGAATCCTATATTCGGTACTTTAAAAAAAGATAAAAAAGATTAGGAAATATGAATTGTTTTTCTTATCTTTAAGTATAATAAGAAATAAAGATCTTTGACGTATTGTAATTCTCCCTTCGTCTAATGGCAGGACAAGCGGTTTTGAGCCGCTGAATCGAGGTTCGAGTCCTTGGGGGAGAACGCTTTTATGAATAAGTTAGCAGCATAAACAATTGACGGAATGCTGTAAGTCTTAAGGACTTTGGGGATATGAAGTACAGTAATATCCCCTAAACAAAGGACCTTTAGCTCATTAGGTTAGAGCAGCTCGCTCATAACGAGAAGGTGACAAGTTCGATTCTTGTAAGGTCCACAAAAATGCTCCCGTCGTCTAATTGGTTAGGACATCCCCCTTTCACGGGGAAGCTTGCGAGTTCGAGTCTCGTCGGGAGTACAATTGCTGATATGGCCGATTGGTTTAGGCACTAACCTGATACGTTAGTCTAGGTAGGTTCGATTCCTGCTATCAGCACCAAAATAAGGTGACGCTACAGTTGTAAGAGCTCGGGCTCGAGAAAACAAAAAGCCTAAGTGTAAAGATGAGCTCCTACAGCCTTATTTTATAATGCTCGGTTAGTTTAATTGGTAAAACGCCTGATTTGTAACCAGGGGTCATCGGATCGTAACCGGTACTGAGCTCAAATAAACTTATATCCCACACCCGGGGTTAGTGATAATATTAAAGGGGGTCATAACGTACACAAGTCGTTAGTAAGTTTATATGGTCGCTTCGCTTAGTTGGTTTTAAAGCATTTCGTTTACACCGAAAAGATCATCTGTTCGAATCAGATAGCGACTACAAAACATTAATCACAAATAAAGTTGTGAGTTGTATTGAAATAGCCAATTATAAGTCAACATAAAGCTGTTGAATACAGACGGAATAATTAACCAGAGTATAGGCACCGATTGTGACAGTACAACAAATATCCCTCTGAGTGAGTTATGTTTTATATAGAGGGTTGAGAGAGATGGATGATTCTGCTAGTCTTGAAAACTAGATGTCGCGTAAATCCGGGGCACATGGGTTCGAATCCCATACCCTCTTCAAAATGGGCGATTGTCTGAATGGCTTAGGTGGCCGCCTGCAAAGCGGTTTATATAGGTTCGAGTCCTGTATCGCCCTCAAATAAAAGCAAAGAGTAGGCCCCTACTAGGGATATGGGCAGCTGAACTTAAACCTTTGTGAGTAACCTAAGTATACAAGGTATCCCTACCATGGAGAGTAAAGCAACCGGGGTGTTGTCACTGCCTGCTAAGCATGTGGTTCGGTAAAACGGATTTGTTTCGATTACAATGCTCTCCGCAATAAATGCTCCGATGGTGGAATTGGTAGACACGCAGGACTTAAAATTCTGTCCCCGCAAGGGGGGTGCAAGTTCGATTCTGACCGAGGGTACTAATAGTTCTATGGTGTAATGGATTAGCACCAACGCCTTCTAAGCGTTTAGTATAGGTTCGAATCCTATTAGAACTACAAAAATAAAAATGTACCACGATGCTTCCCGTAAGAACAGCACAATTTTCAGTGGTGATTTCTCCACGCAAACGAATAGCCCAAGGCATAAGTTATGGTGGATTACCAAACCTCTCCTTAATGGACGCATTAAGTGAAGTTTGGGACTTAGTCAGGTGGTGTAATGGTAACACTCGGAGAGGTAGTCGCTAAAACGTTAAGGTTGACCCAAACTGAAATACAGGTTCGAATCCTGTCCTGACTACTAAACAATGGAAAACATGGAATTTGATAAATTAAAAAAAGGAGATTATGTTAAATGGGTCGCCAACAGAACAATTGGTGGTGTAACATATAAAAGTTGGGACACTTTCGGGAAAATAATTTCAAAGGATAAAGAAAAAATTACTGTTATGACTTATGATGATTTTAAAAAGACAGACCTATCAAAAAGTGGTGATGCTGTAAGAGAAGAAATTTCATTAGCCACTAAATGGAATGTTTCAGTAATAAAACGATTATTAGGATGCGTTAGGGAAATTTTTTAAATTAAATAAATGACAGGTTCGAATCCTGTCCTGACTACAAACTTAAAACCGATCCGGGTTCGTGAACAAGGGAGGCCTGCGACTTGAAATAAAGACAAATCACGTTAAATCTCCCCACGTAAGGTGGTATCGGTGACCTTACAAACTGCTTCCTTAGTTCAATGGATCAGAACACTCGGCTACGAACCGGGAGATAGGAGTTCGAATCTCTTAGGAAGTGCAAACACGGTGTTTATGTTGTTAATGGTTAGCATACAAGATTGTGATTCTTGAGGTAGCAGTTCGAATCTGCTTAAACACACTAATATAATATTTATATATAAATAGGAGGTTATTATGAATCTACAATTTAAGTCTTTAGGTAATCATCAAGTAATTGGTGATGTTTTCGGTTATATTCAAAATTTACTTAATGAAAAGCCAGAAACTAAATTATATGTAGGAACGGATTCTCAAAACTCCCGCAGAATGACAACGTATGCAACTGTAATTGTTTTACATATAAATGAAAATGATAATGGTAAAGGTGCTCATGTATTATACAGTAAAGATATTTTACCTAAAATGAAAGATCGCTTCTCAAGGTTATGGGGCGAAGTAGAACGTTCTGTTGAAGTATCTAATATGCTTAGAGACGGCGGTCTAACTATTAAAAATATTGACTTAGATTTTAACGAAGACCCTAAATATAATTCAAATACCGTATTACGTTCAGCTGTTGGTTATGTTGAAGCATCTGGGTTTAAAGCAAGATGGAAACCTCATAATGCGTTTAGTGTTAGAGTAGCAGATCAAATTTGTAAATAGTATGATAGTAAAAAGTGAATTTTATTTATATATTTATCGTTTTTTTAAACCGCTTCAAGATTTAATAAATGTTCCATTTATGATTGGCGGTGGTGCAGTAAGTGATTTAATTGCATTTGGGTTTATTCAAAAAGACTATGATATATTTTTTCGTTCATTTGAAGATTTAATGGTTTTTGAAGCACGCATAAAAGAATTGGGCTTTAAATTAGTATCAGAAACAAATTTTGGGCGACAATATAGCTTTTTAAATTTAAATTTAGATCTTATAACTTGGCACGTAAAAACGCCTGAACAGTTTATTAGTTTATTTGATTTTACAGTTAATTCAATTATGTTAGATGGTAATGATTTATATCATGCAGAAACATTAATTGAAGATTGTTTATATAAAAGATTAATACCTGTGCGAAATTTAAATGATCAATATGTATATCGTATTAAACGGTATAAAGAAAAAGGATATAATATTAATATTCACCCAGCTTTAAATGAAATTTCATTTAATAATATTACAGATATGCCTATTTCACCCGTATCTTTTGTAAAAGTAGATTTAAGTTATTATTCATAATTTAAAAAAATATTTTTTTTTCTTGTTTTTTTGATTTGTTTTTTATATCTTTAAGTATGTTAAATATATTGTATTTCTCTGCACCATGGTGTGGCCCATGTAAAGCACTTAAACCTGCTATTGATAAATTAGAATTGGAACTAGACCCAGAGTTAGTCCAAATTAGTAGAATTAATATTGATGAAAATAAAATCGAAGCAGCTGCTTACGATATTTTATCAGTACCTACATTAATTTTTTTAAAAGATGATATTATGGTAAATTCTATTATTGGAATTAAACCTATTAGCGACATTAAAAAAATTATTGACCAATGGAAGTAACATTAATTAATAAAGAAGATATCCAAACTAGGGTAAATACTTTAGCAAATGAAATTAATAAAGATTATAAAAATCGTAACGATCTTGTATTTGTGTGTGTATTACGCGGTTCTTTTATATTCTTCTCTGATTTAGTACGTGAATTAAATTTAGACATAGAAGTTGAATTTATTCAAGTATCTAGTTATGAAAATGGCAGCGAAAACCAAGGGCTAACTATTAAATCTTCTTTAAGCAGTAATATTGAAAATAAATCAGTATTTATTGTTGATGATATTATTGACTCCGGAAATACATTAAAAGAATTATCTAAAATTTATAAAAATCACGGAGCATCGGAAATTAAAACAGTTGCTTTAATTTGCAGACCTTCTAGTAAACATTTAGTTGATTATTATGGATTTGAAATAGGTAATGAATGGATTTTTGGATATGGTATGGATTTAAACGGTAGAAAACGTTCGATTAGTGAAATTAAATATATAGAAACAAACATTGATTAATATGGAACAAGAAAGATTAAAAAAAATTATTTTGGAAATTTATACGGGCCAAGTTAATATGCAAGATGCTGTTGATTTAGTTTGTGAATATATGATTAAAACAAAAGGATTTGTTAACCAACCTTTATTACAACACATAACTAATCAAATGGACCCATTTGCTATGCAAATGTTTCAAACAGCTGTTGAAGTATCTAAAAAATATTTTGAAGCTACGACAGTATCAATTACAAGAGTAATGCATGCTGATGGTAAATTTATATATGCGTTTTAATAATGATTGGGTATCATGTTTTTTATCAAAAAACAGAAGAAATTAATTTTGTAGAAATTTCCTCTCAATTTGCTTCAATTTTATTTTGGAAAAAGCATTTTGGTCCTATGCGATTATACTGTAATAGTAAATTTCTAAAAACTATATCTTTTTATAAGTTAGATACATTATATGACGAAATAAATATAGATGTATTAGATAATATACCATACAATAAAAAAACTTTAGAAAAATATTGGAGCGTTGCTAAAATATATGCTGCAAATGATATTTCTAAAAAAGAAACTACATATTGTATTTTAGATACCGACCTTTGGATTACTAATAAAATTAATTGGGATATATCTAACGATTTTGTTGGATTTCATTTTGAGACATTTAATTTAGATGATAAAAATAATCCGTATCTTGAACCTTCATATTTTATAAATGATTATGTTCCAAATGAATGGGATGTATTACCAATCAACTGTGCTTTTATGTATATTAATAATAAGCAATTAATATTTGATTGGTTTGAATACATGAATAATGTAATTTTATTAAATAAAAAATCATTAATAAATAAAAAACGCAAAAAAGATGCGCATACATTATTTATCGAACAACGTGTAATTACTTATCTTTGTAAAAAATTAAATTTAAAATATACGTCGTTAATAAATAACAAGTATCATTCAGGCTCAGGGCTTACCTTAAATAATATAAGTGTATGGGAACCAGAGCTTGATTTTACTCTTGAGCCGCATAAATTTATTAAGCATATATGGGGTCTAAAAAGGTTTTATAGTGTGTTAAATAAAAAAATACTAACTGAAATTTATGATGATATCCATAATGAATTTGGGTTTTTAGAAATGGAATTTGAACAGCTATATAAAGAAAGATTAAAAATATACTATATAGAATACTAAGAAATTACCAAATTAAATATATAATATATTTTTTTATTTAAAATGTATCCCTTATATTTATTAAAAGCACTAAAGTGATGATAAAAACAATTAGCGTTGAATTAGAAATGAGCGATATTATAGAATATATTGAAAATTATACGTCCAATAAAGACGTTGAAATTCTTAAAAATCTATTAAATAATTCGCCCTCTAATACAATATCTCCTATTAAACATACTCAGTTATACGAAGATTTAATGATTGCGGTAGAATCTGCCGTTAACCGAAGTATTGACATTAAAAACTTAACTAACTATATTAACAACTTAAAATGAAATTAGAAACAGCAAAAAAGCGAGTAAAGAAATATTATCCGCTAGCTCAAATATATAATGAATTAGGATTATATTATATTGGAATTAATGACGATTTAACAGACTCAATTATTAATTTATTTGACGAATATTTTATAGAATCAGTTTCTTCAGAGGAAGAAGCTTGGAATAAAGCTCTTTTATGTTGTAAAACAACTCAAAATTTTAATAGAACTCATCCTGATAAGATTTCAGAGCTAAATGAATCTAAGATGAATCGATTAAAAATACGTGCAGAAAAAATACACACTACTAGATTTAAAAACAAATCCAAGATATTTATTAATGATTAATATTAATATATATGTTAGATTTATCATCTGTATTTTCTTTATTTGATATAAAACAACATGTATCAGATACTCCGTATCCTGTTGGAGAAAAATATGAAATTTTAGAAAGATTATATGATATTGAATCTAAATTAGAAAATAGTAATATAATAGATAATACAATATATCTTACATTTATTGATACAACTATTTTTTATATTAAAGATTTAGATAAATCGCTGTCCGAGGAACTTAAAATTAAATTAAACACCATTATTAAGCATTTAAAATGAACACGAATTACGTATACAATAATATTAAGTTATCGCATGACGATTTTATCTTTTATAAAGGCCTTCCCACAAAAGAAAAAATATTATTTTTATATGATATTTGTTTAGATGTTGAAGAATCAAATGAAAATTCTGACCTAGATAATGATGAAAATATATCATTAAATGAACAAATAGATTTTATAATTAAAGAATCTAAAAATGAAAATTATGTCCATGTTTTAATATTAGAAGAATTAATTGTATTTTCAGGAAATTTAGAATCATCTGTAACAGAAACAAAAAGACTTTTTTATGCCGATGGGTTTATTTTTTTAAGATCTAAAAATGTTGATATAGATTCAATTGAAAATTTTAAAAAATTAAAAGATTACTTTAAAATTATCGAAGTTCATGAATTACTTTCATTTTCCTCACCAGTCAGTTTAAATTAAAAAAAGAGCCCGTTAGGGCTTTTTTCATCTTTATATAAAAAAAATTAGGATATTTGATTTGTTTTTCATATCTTTATGTATGATAAATGAATTAGGATATGCCTGCATCAATGCAACGCTACAAAAACAAAAGATTTTTACTAATCGAGGTATGAAACAAGCCACTTTTAAAGCTAAAGGGCTTGAATATGTATCAGAATTAGCTTTAAAAAATGTAATAGATTTAGAAAAAATCATACATTGGAATGAATTAAATAATATTCGGTTTTTCCGAATTAGTAGCGATTTATTTCCTTGGTATTCGCACTACAACATCGAGCAGCTTAATAACCACACAGAAATCCTTGAAATATTAAATAGGATAGGTATATATGCTAAGGCTCATAATCACCGATTAGGCGCTCATCCAGGGCCGTTTAATTTATTAGCATCCCCTAATGAAGAAGTAGTAAAAAAGACTCTTATTGAGCTTGAAAACCACTCCAAAATATTTGATATGTTAGGGCTATCCGAAACGCCATTTAATAAAATTAATATTCATATCGGCGCTACATACAATAACAAAGAATTAGCAGCAAAAACATGGGTAACGAATGTTAAACGATTATCTCCGGCTTGTAAGTCTAGATTAACTGTTGAAAATGATGACAAAGCTTCAATGTGGTCAGTTCGAGAATTGTATGAAATGGTTTATAAAGAATGTGGTGTTCCTATTGTATTTGATTATCATCATCATTCCTTTTGCACAGGGGATTTATCAGAATACGAAGCTTTATCATTAGCCATTAAAACTTGGCCCGCAGGAATTATACCAGCAACGCACTATTCAGAAAGTAAAGCAGAACATTTAAATGACCCTACTATAAAAAGACAAGCCCATAGTGAATTAGTTAATGGGCCGATAAATTCATATGATCATATAATAGATGTGATGCTAGAATGTAAGTGTAAAGAAGTAGGTTTATTGAACTACAGGAAAAATATTCAGTAAAACATTAGGAAATATGATAAATATCTTTTATAATAATGATAGGGAACCATATAAAGGTGGGTCTATATTAATTATTAAATAATAATAATATTATAATATATATAATTATAAATAAATAAAGTCATGAGATACAAAGAACAAACATTAACAAAACTAGAAGCACTAAACAATTTTTTGTATTCTATTATTAAAGGATTAGACACTCAAACGTTAACTGCGCCGCAAGTAGCTGGATTATTAGAAGAATCTAGAAAAAGGGTAGATGTGATTATCGCAGCAGTAGAGATAGAATCAAATCCTTAGGTATTTATACGTTTTTACGATCGTATATGAACAGAAACTAATAATCAATAATAAGAGTCATCTATTATCTGAGAATTGATTTAAAGGCCTTTAAAACATCTAAATCTTCATTATTAATTTAATGGAGATTTATTTGTGTATATGGAAAAATTATATTATATTGATATATGAGATTAAAAAATAAAAATAAAAATATATACGGTGAACCTAAGGTAACTGAATCTATATCTAATGAAAATTCCTCAGAAACAGTATACCTTGAAGGTGATTATGATATAAATACACCAGAATATTTATTTAAACAAATAGAATATGGTATTAATTTTGATAATGAAGTTATTTATTTACATGGCCAGATAAAGTCTTGTGAAACATTATACAATATAATGCAGGCTGTTAATTTATTTACAAAGTATCGTACACCTGAAGATATCAATAATCCAATTACTATTTCTTTAAATTCAGAAGGAGGAGATATTTTTGAAATGTATGGAATTATAGATTATTTTAATTCTCTATCATTTAAAGTTAATATAGTTTGCAGAGGTCAAGCATGTTCAGCAGCTGCTTGGATTTTAGCAATGGGCACTGGTATACGTGCTATGAGTAAATATTCAACGTTAATGCTTCATGAAGGATTTTATTCTATGGAAGATAAATTTCATAGTATGAAATCATCAATGAACTATTTTAATCATTTAGAAACTGTAGGTATTGAAATGTTAAAAACAAAAACAGGTATAGATGCAGAATTTTGGAAAGAAAATTGTAAAGTAGATTGGTACTTAACAGCAGAAGAAGCATTAAAATTAAAATTAATAGATAAAATAATATAGTTATGAATTTAACAGAAGAACAATTATTAGATAATTGGAATACATTTATTTCGATTATTGATACGTATATAACTGAGCCTAGAAAAACTAGCTTAATAAATATGTATACAGAATTTCAAGATGATTTAATATTAGCCCCAGCAGCAGGTAATGAAAATTATCATAACTGCTTCCCAGGTGGTTATATTGATCATGTTATTAGAGTAGTTAATTGCTCTAAAGAATTATATCAACTATGGGATAAATTAGGAGCAGAAATTTCTAACTTTACATTAGAAGAATTAATATTTTCAGCTATCAATCATGACCTAGGAAAGGCAGGGCAACCTAATATGCCATATTATGTACCTAATCCATCAGAATGGCATCGTAAAAATCAAGGAGCGTTATATGAACTTAATACAAAGTTGCATTATATGAAAGTTCCAGATAGAAGTTTATATACATTACAAAAATATGGTATTGAAGTATCAGAATCTGAGTATTTAGCAATTAAACTTCATGATGGTATGTATTCAGATGCTAATAAAGGTTATTTTATGGCCTTTAAACCTGAATTTGGATTAAAAAGTAATCTTACATTTATTTTGCATCATGCAGATCATTTAGCTTCTAGAATAGAACATGATAATAAAACTAAAGAATCAGGTAATCACCCTACTACATTAGTTAAGGCATCAAAACCTACAGTTACAACAGTATTGGAAGCAGGCAATACATCAGTGGATGATTTATTTAAAGACTTTTTTAAGAAATAATTATGGGATACATTTTATTAAGTTTGTTACTTTTATTTACGGTATTAATTATTTTTAATTTAATACAAAAACAAGAAAGATACGAAGAAATTTTAGCAGAGAAAACAGATGAACTAAATTCAGTTATTATACATTATTCATCGGTGCTACAAAAAATTAGAGAAATTGATAATAATGAAATATTTGAAAAAGACGATGATGTAGGTTCGACGTTTCAAATGTTAAAAAATGCGATAGAAGAAGGTAATGAATACTTAATTAAATATTATAATGACGACATTGGAAGTAGTAGAAATAGATAAAAAACAATACTTTACTCAAGCAACTGAAGATGCTATTGTAAGATATATAAATAGTGAAGATTTTATAGAAAAAAGTAAAATATATAACTCGGAAATTAAAAAGCCATTTGAAAAAATAGTAGAGAATTGGATTTTTAAATTACAAGCTTGGAAGTATACAGATTCATATACAGATTTATCAAATGATACAATTACGTTTTTATGTGAAAGATTAAGTAAATATATTCATTCAAATGGAAAAGCATTTTCTTATTTTTCAGTAATAGCTCGTAATTATTTAATTTTGTTTATAAAGAAAAGCTATAAAAAATTAAAAAGTAATGTAGATGTAGATTATATAGATAATGAAAGAAATTTAATGAATGAAATATCTCATTCTTCTTTCGTTGAAGATACATACGATTTTATAGAAGATTTTATAAAATATTCGGATGATAATTTACCTATATTATTTAATTCGCCTAAGGAAATGTTAATAGCCGATTCGGTTTTAGAATTATTTCGAGTGCGTGATAATATTGAAAATTTTAATAAAAAAGCTTTATATATTTTAATAAGAGAGCGCACAGGATTAAAAACTCAAATTATTACAAAAACAGTAAATGATTTTAAATTGATATATGAACTATTATATAAAAATTATAAAATATATAATTCGATAAAAATAAGCCCTTATAAATTGCTAGAATTAATTCGGATTCAAAAGATTAAGGCAAAGAGATAATTATTTTAAAATATAATTATGGCGAATATCAATGATTCTGTATACGGTAAAACTTCATTAGCAGATGTATTTAAAGAAATACATGTTAATCAAAAAGAAAAAAACAGACAAATCGATAACTTAATTCAGCAATTATCTCCTTTAGTTAAATCAATTAATGATGCTTCAGTAATAGTACCATTAATAAAAGAATATTTAGATGTTGGCGTAAAGAACGACGAGCAGTTAATAAAAATGACAGCCGTCGTTCAACGACTGTTATCATCAGATTCTAAAGCTAAAGCAGAAGCAGGTATAAATGAGTGGTCATTATCACCGGAAGAAATTAAACAAATACAAACAGATTTAAAAGGTATCAATCAAATAAATAAAGATATCGAAGATTCATTAACTAAACCAATTAAATAATGTTAGAATCAGCTGAAGTAATTGAAGTATTTTTACAAGATAATATTCAAAATTATTATACCGTTCGATTTAAATTTTTAAATAGTCCCGGAAGTAACGAGCAAAATACTAATACTGCAATACCTTTAAATGCTCATATTAAAACTATTCCAGTTCCTGGAGAAATAATATTAATAGTAACGGCAGCTTCTTCATTCGCAGGAAATTTTAGGTTAAATGACGGCACTTTTTATTATTTAAGTACAGTAAATGTTCAATCAAATATTAACTATAATGGAGTCCCTACATCGGCTACAGTTCCAGGTTCTAATGTTACTAGTTATCAAAATGCTTCTTTTGGAGTTACTAGCTCTCCTAATCAATCTCAACCTTCAAGAAATAAAAAAACATTTGAAATTGTTAATAATATTAATCCGTTACAGTTATTCGAAGGTGATGTAGCAATAGAAGGGCGCGGAGGTAATTCTATTAGATTAAGCTCTACAATTAAAAATACAAATACTATTTCAAAACAACCTACTTGGTTATCGGGTAGTCCTGGAGATCCGATATTGATTATTTCTAATACGAAAAAAAATATATCACCTATAGGATTTAGAATTGAAGATATTAATAAAGATGATTCTTCTATTTATCTAACCTCTACACAAAAAATACCAATTAAATTAGCAGGCCCGTTAACAATATCAAATTTAAAATTAAACCCTATATCTAGCAATTTATCTGGAAAGCAAATAATAATGAATTCCGATCGAATTATTTTAAATGCAAAAACAAACGAAATATATTTGTCTTCGAACAAAGGAGTGTCTGTAACAAGTAAAGGTGATATTGTTATAGAAGGATCAAAAGATATTACATTTAATGCGGCTAAAGTTAATTTAACATCAACAGCTTTATATTCTGCAGTTAATGGAGAATTATTAGAAACAATTTTAAATGCAATTGTGACGGCTATAAGTACTATTACGCCAGCTACTCCCGGAGCGCCTGCAGCTGAGACGGTTCGTTCTTTAATAGCATCCATACCTTTTAAATCTACAAAAGTAAAACTTTAAAAAAATACGTATCTTTTATTGACTTAGATAATTATATTAAAGAGTCAATATGAATACTGAAAAATTTTTAAATCAAATACGACAAATAATTAGAGAAGAAGTTCGAACTGCAGTTGAGTTTGAATTTAATATACTTTTAGAAAGTTTAGATAAAGTATCAAACCGTTCAAATAAAATAGTTTCTGAGCAAAGAGCAGTTACTGGCGAGCCTAAAAAATTTACTCCTAAAAAATCTAATATACCATATTCATCTAATCCTATTATTAATAATATTTTAAATGAAACTGCTAGTTCAGGATTTTCAACTAAAGATTTCCAATCATTATTAGAAGAAGAATATAATCCTGGTCAATCAAATCAAGATGAGTTTAATGATTGGCCGACTATGAAAAATATATCTAACTTAGGAATGTCTTCTATGCCAGCAGCTTCGATGATTCCAAAAACAGATATAGATGGTCGTCCAGTTCAAGAAGTAGCCCCTGAAGTAGAGCAAGCTTTAACAAGGGATTATTCTTCTTTAATGAAGGCGATTAATAAGAAAAAAGGAAAATAATTAATGGCTAGGATATTAAAACAAATACTTGTAATTGACACTGAAAAAGATGTCGCGGTGGGTATTAAACTTCCATTTAATAACCCTACTAAAGGTTTGTTTGATTTATCTTATAGCACTGAAGAACAAGCAATATCTAATCTTAAAAATTTACTTTTAACTAGTAAAGGCGAGCGATTATATTTACCTAATTTCGGGACTGGAATTATAGATTTATTGTTTAATCCAAATACTCCGGAGATAGTAGAAAGTTTATCAGATGAAATTTCAACCGCAATTTCTTTTTGGATGCCATATATTATAATAAACAATATCGATGTGCAAAATAAAATTAATTCATTAGGAAATAATGCAGAGCATGGTATATCTATATCAATTAATTTTAATGTAACAAATAGAGGCGCTAATCAAACAATCGTTTTAGATATTAATCAAAATGGAGCAATTACTGTACAATAATGTTAGATAATAATTTAAAGAAAGATATAAAATATATCAATAAAGATTTTAGTAGTTTTAGACAATCCTTAATAGAATTTGCTAAAAGTTACTTCCCTAATACATATAATGATTTTAATGAAACGTCACCAGGTATGATGTTTATTGAAATGGCATCGTATGTAGGGGATGTATTATCATACTATACAGATAATCAATTAAAAGAAAGTTTATTATCTTTTTCTCAAGAACGTTCTAATTTATTACAATTAGCACAAGAAAGAGGCTATAAACCAAAAAATACAGTACCAGCGACGGTAGAATTAGATGTATTTCAATTATTACCAGCAATAAAATCAGGGTCAGTATTTTTGCCAGATTGGAATTATTCATTATCAATTAACCCTGAGTTAATTGTTAGATCAACAAATTCAAATGTACAATTTAGAACGATTAAACCGGTTATATTTACCTCTCAATCAATATCTTTAAAAGGCGGCGATTCTTTATCAGTATATCAAGTAGATAATAACAACAATCCAATATATTATTTACTTAAAAATACTGCAAAGGCTGTTGCAGGTACAATACAAACAGCTACTTTTTCGTTTGGATCTCCTAAAAGATATGATAAGATTATTTTAAATGAAACAAACATTATAGAAATTTTAGATATAGTTGATTCAGACGGAAATATTTGGTATGAAGTGCCTTATTTAGCTCAAGATACTATATTTGATTCTATAAAAAATGACCAATATTCTAACGTAAACTATACGGGGTCTCAAGGTATATCTCCATACTTATTAAAGTTAAAGAAAGTATCTAGAAGATTTGAAACAAGAGTAAATGCTGATAACACTATAACAATACAATTTGGAGCTGGCGTATCAACATCCGCTGATGAAGAATTAATACCAAACCCAGATTTAGTAGGTAGCTCGTTATATTCACCTAATTTTGATTATTCTATCGACCCTAGTAATTTTTTATATTCTAAAACTTATGGATTAGCACCTGCCAATACCACATTAACCATTAGATATACAACCGGTGGCGGGATAGAATCAAACGTTCAAGCAGATACATTAACTAGTATATCATCTATTGTATTTGATAGTGACGGTACAGGATTAAATCAATCATTATATTCTAGAATACAAAATTCAGTAGCAGTAAATAATAGTTTACCAGCAGTGGGCGGTAAAAGTTTAGAAAGTATTGACGAAATACGATATAATGCAATTGCTAATTTTGCATCACAAAATAGAGCAGTTACAGTAGAAGATTATATAATACGTACATATTCTATGCCTAGC